TGAGCACCAGCAGACCACCACCAGCAGCGCGGGCACCCTTCAGGATGTCAGCAGCGCACACCACCACCGGCCACCGATGACCGGCACCACCTCGGCACCCTGGGCGGCGGTTCTGGCATCGATGAGCACCAGCAGACCACCACCAGCAGCGCGGGCACCTCTTCAGGATGTCAGCAGCGCCCACCACCACCGGCACCACCTCGGCACCCTGGGCGGCGTTCTGGGTGATGATCTGAGCCAGCCGGACACCCTCGGCACCTCTTCGAGGGCATCCGGCACCCTTCCAGGAGGGCCGGCGGCATATTTGCAGCAATTCAGGGGGAAGGGGGATGGGGTGCCCATCCAGTGAGGCGGCGGTCGAGCGCGAGTGTGGGGCTGTTTTTTCGAGGTGGTTACTCTGAATATCAGATATTTACAAGCGATTTTGGGCGACACTCCACCACCGCACCCCTCAAATCTGTTGTAATTTTCAACACGGATTGCACATCGTCTTTGGGGTGTGCAAAATAATTCATTTTTCGCTATCAAGCGCAAAAAAAACACTATTATTTCAATAATTCATTGATTTATGAATTGATGAATGAATGAAAAACTCTTAGAGGAAAATCACATGGCGAGGACATCGTTCGATGGGGCGGTGATTTCGTTCGATATGGCGGGTACTTCGTTCGATGGGGCGGGTACTTCGTTCGACTGGGCGGGTACTTCGTTCGACTGGGCGGGTACTTCGTTCGATGAAGCGAGAATTTTGTGCGATGGAGCGGGTGTTTTGTGCGGCAGAGCGGGTATATTGTGCGACAGAGCGGGTATTTTGTGCGACAGAGAGGAGATTACGGCGATACAATCGCCTTGCAAATGACGAAACAAAAACCCCACCGAAATCGGCGGGGAGTAGGAGTTATAGAATTTTCTTATTTTTGCGGCTGTATTCGAGCCATTTGAGTGAGGGGAAGTAGGTCGAGAGGTTGTCTTTGGTGATGGGAACTGTTATCCACTCATCGGTGCCCATATACATGACTTGTATCTGGAACGGAAAGGCTGTGAGGTCTTTGCTTGGGTTGGTGATTACACCACTGACCCATGGAGAGTAAGACTTGCCAGCGGTGAAAGGACCTGTGCATTCCATCCGTTTGGGTTTGATGAACTCCGTTGTATCGTTTTTGATAGCCTGAGTGTAGCCGGAGATAACATCGCCAACGGCATTGACGATGTAGTAGTCCACGAGGATATATTTCAGGTCGCGGTCGGCAGTCACCTTGAATTTGGTATTGAGCATCTTACGGCCAGGAAAAGCACCGAAAGGTTCATCCTTGCTCAGTTTGAACTTCGAGAACTCCACTTGGGCGTAGGCAGACTGCGGAAAGGCTGCTGTGACACAGCAGCATACCAAACAAGAAAGGAGAAGTAAAAATAATTGCTTTTTCATTGTTTGATGAATTTATGAATTTATGAAATTATGATTTGGTGAAGATGGAGAGGGAGGCGGAGAGGACGGTGCCACAATGGGGGCAGGTGAGGAGGGCGGAAGCACGAGGTCCGTCTTTCTCAGTTGAGAGTTGTTCCTGTTCCTCTTCGACTGGGTAGAAGAGGTCGCGCACGTCGCATTCGAGGGCATCTGCTATCTGATAGAGGCTCTTGACGGTAGGGTTGCCGGTGACATAAGCGCTGACAGTCTGCGGTGTCAGTCCGATGCGCTCTGCTACGGTCTTTGAGGTCACGCCGTGCTCTGCAAAAGCACGATTGAGGTCTAATTTTGAGGTCATAATCTTATTATATTTTGTTATTATGGGTGCAAAGATAAGGATATATTTTGATATTTGCAAGGAAATGGGGGATTTTTTAGGAGAAAGAGGGCGAAAAAGGGGAAACGGCGATGGGTGACAAACAAAAAGAGGGGAAAAATTTGTCACGGGGGAGTTGGGGAGAATGCGTAACTTTACGGTGAGATAAAAAAACAGATATTTCCAACAAAGGAAGAATAAACCAAAAAGGAAAAGTATGGCAAAGACACAACCAAGTGAGCACTGGCAGAAGGTACGCATGTTTGCTGAGAAATGGCAATGGCAGGATAAGCGCACGGGACTGATGACGGTGGGGTACAATCCGCCACCTGGTGTGCAGAAGTTATCCAGGGTGCCATTTTTCGTGCGTTACGTGACGAAGAAAGGGCGTTTGGAGAGTGGGATGGTTATCTCGTTGGAGGTGGACCGTCGCAAGCATTTGCGCCGTATAAAGTTTGTGAACTCTGGGGAGATACGTTTCATTTGGGATTTCCTTATTGTGGATATCGACGGAACGAGGATTTACGGATAGAGGCCCAGCGCTAAAGCGCAGGGAACAGGACGAAGAAGTATTATTAGCCCTAAAATAGAGAATTTATGTTCGGATTTTGGAAAAGGTGGCGTGAGAAGAGAGCCGCTAAGAAGAAGCGTAAGGACATGGTGCAGACCAGTCGAGTGTTTGGGTATTTAGAGCAGCTGTTTATGTCGAACATGCTGATATGGAATGCCCGTGAACGTCGTTTGTTTATTGCCGAGCCATTGGCGGTGGTGTTCATCGGTCAGGGTTGGGAGCGTTGGCGTAACTTCCTGAATAATGCCTACCTTTATATGGTGTGGAAGTTACAGAACGAGAAGTGGGAGGAACATGCCCGTGAGTTGGAGCAGGCAGCTATCCGTGAGCGCAAGGCTCAGGTGGTAGTATTGCCAAAGGCAGAAGCAGAGCGCATCCGTCGTGCTGTCCGTGCCGGTTTGCAGCCTGGTGCCGTGCAGTTGCCACCTATTGAGTCGTTTGAGTTCTTTGTGTTGGCAGATCGTACCGATGATGAGCACCGTGAGGCGATAGCCTATGTCGGTGAGTATGACCCTGACACACGCAAGTTGGAAATGGTGGCATGGGAAGAGGTTAAGGATGCCGTGGCCAACCTTCAGAAGAAAGACGGCGATTAAATCGCCTTGCAATAAACGAAACAAAAGGCCCCACCGAGAACGGCGGGGCTTTTCTTTTAGGCGGATTTCTTAGGCGCTTTTTTGGCGGCCTTTTTCTTTTTGGCATCAGCGACACGGATGCGGGCATTGATTGTATCGGTGAGTTGGCTGATGCGGTCGGGGTCTTTGCCGAAGTAGGCTGTGTAGGAGCAGATGCCTGGTGTGACAGCAGCGTAGAGCGGACCATTGACGATGACGTTGCTCTGTTCGCCTTTGATGACCAGCAGACCGTAGTTGTCTGGGATGTCGGCACTATCCACGATGGTCAGTGTCAGTTCCTTTGGCAGTTCGTTGCGGATGAGTTCGCTTTGATCTGTTGCCGTGAGGATGGTAAGAGACTTCAGCCAGCCGCGTTTGTGGTACCACGCAAAGATGCGTAGGATAATCACGTCGATAGCAGGCAGGCAGATGGTGATGTCGAGGTTGTTGCCGGCGAGGTGGCTCACAGCCTTCAGGATTTTCTCTACTGTCACATCGCCATTCGTCTGGAATGGCATCCACTCATATTTCTTCAGCAGTTGTGGCAGTGTGCGCTCGATGCAGCACGGTTCTTGGTAGTTGAATTTTTCCATAACTATTCGGTTTTATATTTTTCGCGATTGACGCACAGTTGTCGTGGTGCGTTCTGTTCGATGTTAAGACCCATGACATGCCATTCGGCGTATTTTACGGGTGCGGAAGCCCATTCCGCGCTATCCAGTTGCATACCAGCCAGCGCATCCATAGTCGGACGGTCGTATGTAGTGCCGGTGATAGGGCATTTACCTGTACGTTTCAGTTCGCGGAGGTAAGAGAGCAGATCCTGGACGTAATCATCCATTGTCATCTGTACGTCAGCACCCAGTTCGTCATCCTGACGAGCCGATTTAGCCAGAGAGAACGATTTGGCACGTATGAGGAAGTAGATAGCATGAGCATAGTTGACGACGTGGCTATTGGTGGCCTGTGCGTCAATCAGGATGGAGTACGCCATACACGGTGACTTTGCCGTGTTCTGGTTGCGCATGAATCCTGAGTTATCGTTGATGGTGCGGATTTCGTAGTATGCCTTATCCTTAGACCCCTTTTTAGGGTCGTGGCTGATAGGCTCATAGAGTTCTGCCCATTTTTCGAGAATTGCACTGATGTTTGCTTTCATACCTTATTATTTTAGGGCTGCTGTAGCACAGCAGCATACGGAACTATTCTTTGGGTTTATGGATCATGTCTTCAAATTCCTTTTCGTCGATGTCGATATGTCGAGCCACCTTTGAGGTGACAATCTTCTGGACGGCTCTTGCCCATGCAGCACCGTTGCATGACGACTCATTTTCGAGGATAGACACCACTGTGCAAAGGATAAAGATAGCAGCTACATACTGTCCGAGGTGCAATCCTCCGAGGTGTCCGAGCAGTTGTTTATCAACACCCTCTGCCAGCAGTATGCAGAGCCATACGATAGCCAGGTCAGAAATCATCTTTGTCATGTGTGAGGACTTTAACTTACCATCGGCACCCGCATTCGGATATTTCGCTTTCACGCGGCGGTTTAAGCGCCATGCCGTGAGGCAGTCGATAAGTACAGCGAACACGCACATGAAGGCATAGGGGAGCGTTGGTTCCAGCCATGCCCATACAATTCCCAGTCCGACTGCTATCAGTCGCGGTACTGAGCTGAAGAAGCTCTGAAAGAAGGTGTAGATACTATTCATTTTTTATATCATGTTTTTATATTGCGAGAGCAGCGAGTGGGCTGCCATTTATATCGAGTTGTACGGAGAACTCCACCTGCATGAAGTTTCCGCTTGTGCGGTCTATGCCATCCACCGTCTCATCAGGAATGATATGGCATCCTATCCAATGTCCGTTGATTTTTATCCAGGCGAACTTTGCCATGATGAACTCGTGCATAAACCACGAATGCCATGCTTCGTCGAGTGGTCCGCTGCATAGTTTCCATGTCTCGTAGTCGTTTTTCTTCGTGACGAGACCGCGAGAGAACGAGTTGAATGTCTCTTGTATGGAGCGGATGAACGACTCCTGTGTGACATTTGTTTCAGAGGTACGCAAAGACTTCACGCTGATGCTTTCGAGGCATCCGAGTCCGTTGACGAAACGGAACTCGTAGCGGTCTTTCTGTCCTGCAGGCAGAGCATACACCTGACGACCATTAACCGTCTGCAGTCCCTCGTTGACGATGTTCACCACCGACGATGTAGGACCATTGACGAT